GGCCAGACCTTCAACGTCACGACGCCGGCCGGCCAGCCGAACTACGTGACCACCGTCGCCACGCCTCCGGCCGCTGATGCGGCACCCGTTTCGGCAGCGCCGATCCCAAACCCACCCGCGAAGTAGGAGTCACGCACATGGCCGATACCCTCGACACCGTTGCCAAGCCGACCGGCACGCTCCTCGTCCAGGGCCGCAACCCGTTCGCCGATGAGACGATCACGATCAGTGACCCGAGCATCATCAGCACCACCAGCGTCGACAATGGCGACGGCACCGTCACCGTGACGGTCACCGGACTGGTCGACGGCCTCAGCACGATCACTGTCGATCCGGGTGCCGAGGATGCGGGCTTCTCCGCTGGATCGGACGACATCACCGTGACCACCACCGTACCGCCGACGCCGCTGACCGTCACCCTGGCATGAGCGCCGAGGTCACGATCATCCAGACCGAGAACGGCTGGAAGGTCATCGGCCGCGACGCGACCCACCTCAACGTCGAAGTGATCGGCGACGAGGTGATCGTCAAGGTGCGCCCGACCCCGCCGGACGGTCAGCCCAAGCCGCTCGACGTGAAGCTGGGCCCCGATGGGCATTGAGGCGATCCTGATCCTCGTCGTGATCGTCCTGCTGATCGTCTACCTCGCCCGGCGAGTCTGACTTGGCAACCCCGCGTAAGGTTCGACTCCACGCTGTCCTTACAGCCGACCGACTTGGTTCGGCTGAGAAGGCGGCTGACGAGTTGGGCCTTACGCCACGGTCCGTTCAGCGTTGGATGCACGACCCCGAGCTGGCGCAGATCGTCGCTAAAACACGCGAGCAGTCGGCGGACGCGATCCGTGCTGTTGCCAGCCTGTCATGGGCGCAACTAGCGCAGCGCGTGGCGGACGGCAAGATGGAAGACCGAGACCTGATCATTATGGCCGGCGTGGCAACCGACAAGGCGCAACTCCTCAGCGGTGATGCCACCAGCCGCACCGAACATCGTGAACTGCTGGCTGACTTCGACGACCACGAGCGCGATGCAATGGCCGACTGGCTGCGCGATATCGCTCGTCAGCAGCTCGAGGAAGTCGATGCTGGCAGTTAGGCCGCCTGAGACGGTCCGTCTTGCCGTCAGCGAAGAACTAGCCGAGCCTGCTGAGTACGCATCAGCCGAACACATCGAGTTCTTCGCCAGTCGTCACCTGGAGCTCGTGGGCTCAGGCTGGATGGGCGCCGGCAAGAGCCGGATCTTGTGTCAGAAGGCGTGGATGCTGGCGCGGCGCTATCCGGGCGTGACCATTGGCCTGTTCCGCAAGGCACAGAACAGCATCGCTGCTACGACCGAGCGGACGTTCGAGCGTGACGTGGTAGAGCGCCAGTACCTTGCACCAGGTCACGAGGGACGCAACAAGTCCGAGCATTGGTGGGGCCTCAAGAACGGCAGCCGGATCTACTTCCTCGGCCTCGACCCTGATCCGATCACGGGCGTTCCGTCCAAGGTTGGATCGCTTGACCTTGCATGGGCTGGCGTCGATGAGGGCGTCGAGTTGTCCGAAGAGGACTGGATCATGCTGCTCGGTCGGTTGCGCGACCCACGGATGCCGTGGCATCAGCTCGCCGCGGCCACGAACCCCGGCCCGCCCAAGCATTGGCTCCGTCTGCGAGTCATGGGGGATGCGATCAATCGCAAGATGATCTCGTTCAAGAGGAACAAGTTCCTGACGCCTGAGTACATGGCGATGCTGAGCAGCTTGCCAGACACAGCCGCAGGTCGACGCCTCGGCAAGGGTGAATGGGCATCGGCTGAGGGTGCGATCTGGATGGTGCCCGAGTCACAGATCGTCTACCCCGAGACCACCGAGTGGAAGCGAGTCGTGGCAGGAGTGGACTGGGGCTTCGTCCACGCCTTCGCCTGCGAGGTGGTGGGGCAGTCAGGCTCAGGACGTCTCGCCGTGATCGACGAGGTCTACGAGAAGGGCCGCACGATCGACCAGATCATCCCGGCCTTGCAGTACATCCGCGAGGTGCACAAGGTCAGCACGTTCTACGCCGACCCCTCAGAACCGGCCTACATCCTGCAGTGCCAGCGTGCCGGCCTGCCGATGGAGCCCGCCAACAACGCGGTAGGACCTGGCATCGGCGCGGTGAGCACGGCACTCGCCCGAGGCATGACGATCGCGCCATCTTGCGCTGGATTGCTGGGCGAGATCCCGGGCTACACCTGGGCGAAGGATCGATCAGGCGGCTTCCGAGAGGTGCCGATCGAGATCAACGACGACGCCTGTGACGCCCTGCGCTATGGCGTGGTGGCGCTCGACGCGTCGTTCGAGGACAACCCGTGGGTGCAGCTCGCCGGGCAGCGTGTGGGCGGCGTGGCCTGATGAGCGCGACCGTCTCAGCCCTTGATGCGGCCTTCGTGTTCGCCGTCGTGGCAGGCGCAACGATCTTCCCGCCGCTCGGGCTGGCGATCGGGGCAGTGTGGCTGGCCGTCCTGGTCGTTGTGGCCGATCGCCGAACGGAGCCTAGCGATGCTTCGTAGGCTTGGGCGCTGGATGCGGAGCACCGAACGAGGCTTGGAGATACGGTCCAAGGTCGCTACTTGGCGAACGCGTCGCCAGTTCAGCCTTGAGGTGCTTGACCTCGGCCTCCAACTCGGCGATGCGGGCGTGACCGCTGATCACGAACACGTCCCCGTGCGCGGTCATCCGATGGGTGAACAGCTCATCCAGCGAAGCGAACCAGCCGTCGTCTCGGCTGCAAACGTAGGACTCGGCCGGAGGCGGCGTCCAACGGGGATCGCCCGGACGCACGCGCTCGACCACGGCTGGCATGAGAACCCGCTTCTTGGCCCGGTAGTTCCGCATGTACTCCGCACGGCTCATGTAACACCTCCTTGTAACAGTGTAACAGTTACGAGGAGGGGCGTAACGGCTTGGAACCCTACCTTGGTCGGGTTACGGAAGTTTGATGTGCAGGTTCTGGCATCTCGTGGGCTAACTGCGGAACAGATCAATGAGGCGCTCCGATGAGCCTGTACATCCCGCCCCGTCCCGCCATCCGCCCAGCCGTCAAGGCCGGCCCAATCGGCCAGGGCGCGGGCGTGCTGATGACCGAGTTCCCGCTCTCCACGCTGGGCAACATGACCACGCCGCAGGCCAAGATGCGCCAGGCGCTGCGGTTGGGCATTGAGGTTCCGTGGATCCGGTCCGCCGAGCTCGTCATCGCCAGCAAGATCCAGGGCCTCAAGTGGCACATCGAGGACGGCGACGAGACGACGGTCGATGACGACTACACCGGGCCTGACGCGCAGGAGCTGCGGACGCTGATCGAGAAGCCTACCGCCCGATTGCCAGTAGGTCAGCAGGAGTTTCGCACAGCTCAATGGCGAAAGACCGTCCGCCACATCGGGCTGACCGGCAACGCTTTTTGGTATCTCGACGGGATGAACGCGTTCGGTAATCCGAATGCCATCTTGGACATCCGGCCGGACCGCATGACGCCCAACGAGGACCGCAACGGCAACCTCGTCTCGTGGCAGCTCGACAAGACCGCGACGAGCCCCGGCCTGACTCTTTCGCTCGAGGAGACGATCCACTTCGTCTACGACCCGCCCGACATCGGCCACTTCGGCATCGGGCTCGTCGAGTCAGCGTTGCTCTGGGCCGCGAACAGCCAGGGCCTCGATCGCCATACCTCGATGCTGATCAGCTCGGGCGGCCGGTTGTCGGGCATCCTCAGCCCGAAGCAGGGCGTCGTCGGGCCGGAGCAGGGCCTCCAGCTCGAGCGCGACTGGCGGACGATCGTCGATACGAGCGATGCAGCGAAGCGCCTCCAGATCGTCAATGCCCCGGTTGACTTCCAGAAGACGACGCTCACCCCGGCCGAGCTCGACCTCATCGCCATGATCACGAACCTGCGCGACAACCTGCTGGCGCTGTGGCACATGCCGCTAACCGCTATTGGCATCCACGAGCGCGGCTCCTCGATCAGCGCAGGCGCGGCGAAAGTCACCGAGACGGACGACGAGACGGTCTGGGAGAACGCCGTCAAGGCGCGCACCGAGCCGTTCCGCGAGCAGCTCCAGTACCGGCTGTGCGATCCCTACCAGGCGCAGGGCCAGAGTTACGAGTTCATCCTCGACTACCCGACGTTCGACGACAACAGCCAGACCTACATCGACGCGCAGCAGGCGCTCAACCAGCCGATCACGAACAACGAGCGGCGCGAGATCCTTGGACTCGACCCGATCGACGACGCGGTGCTCGGTGAGTCCGGCGGGCCGCTCGGCGAGGAAGTCTGGATGCCGGCCACGCAGGTCTACGCCTTCACGCAGGCCATCGGGATCAACCAGAAGCCCGAACCCACGCCCGAAGCCCTCGCCACGCCTGCCCCGACCGAGACGATGGACGCCACGAGCCTCGCAGCCGGTGAGACGACGCAGCACGCCGGAGCGGCCGTTGCCAAGGCGTCCGTTACGCCGTCTACCCGTGTTCATCCGCGCTTCGCCCCGCTCCACACGGCGCTCGTCAACCTGCGCAACCGGATCGCTGCCAGCAAGACGCCGATCATCAAGCGTGGCGTTCATGCGGTTCTCCAAGATCAGAAGCGCGAGATCGCGGCCATGCTCCGTGATAATGCAGCCCACATCGCCAAGAACCCGCACGACGTAAACATCCGGCTTCCGAAGTCCTTCGACGCCAAGTTGTCTGCTGCGTTGAACCCTCATCTGGCCGTTATGGCTGATCTGGTCAACGCCACGATCCACGACGTGCTGCCGGTCAAGCCTCAGAAGGCCGCGCCGATGGCGTTGGAGCGAGTTCTCACACATGGCGCTGCCAGGATCACCGGGATCAACGAGACGACGCGCCAGAAGGTCAACGAGGCGATCTACCGGGCGCTCGAAGCTGGCAGCACCGTCAACGACGTGGCCGACGCGATCGAAGGCATCGGGACGACGGTCATCGGTGGGCTGGAGCTCGGCTCGCTGTTCGACGAGTACCGCGCCGAGATGATCGCCCGAACCGAGCTGATGGACGCCTACAACGCTTCAGCGATCGCCTCCTACAGCGATGCAGGCTTCGACCAGGTGCAGGCGATCGACGGCGACGGCGACCCGGAGTGCGCCGAGCGCGACGGCCAGATCTACAGCAGCGACGAAGCCGACTCGATCGAGGATCACCCGAACGGCACGCTCGACTGGGTGCCCGTCATCAGCGACCCGACCGATATGGTGGATGAGGAAGTCCCGATGAAGGCTGGCATGGCTCCCCGTTCCATCGCCGACGCCATCGCCGCGATCGGTGAGCAGCACTCCGAGAGCATGGCCGCCCTACGAGCGGTCCACACCGATGCCATGGCCTCGATGATCGCGGGCAACAGCGTCATCAGCGACCAGATCGCCGCGCTGGCGAACGTCGGCCATCCGATCACGCTGCCTGATGGCGCCGTGCAGGTCGCAGCGCCGAACGTCCAGGTCGACGCTCCGGTCACGGTCCAGGCCGGTGACACCCACGTCCACGTCCCACCGCCCGCGCCGCGTGAGATCACCCGCGACAATCGCGGCAACATCACGGGCATCAAGTGAGCATCACCCACGCCGCCGTCTCAGGGCCGCTGGTGGAACTGACCGACTACCAGGCTGCCCATGCCATCGCCAACGGGACGATCACCGTGGCGCAGTTGTCCGCTTCTGGCAGCGCGTCAAGCTCCACGTTCCTGCGCGGTGACGGGTCATGGAGCGCACCGAGTAGCGGATCACCGCTCGTCAGCGTCGGGATCGTCCTCGGCGGTCAGAACACGTACTACTGCCCTGGACCATTGATCAGCGGGCATATCCTGATCCTCGGCTCGGCGAGTGTCGCCACGAATGTGACCGGGATCACCCAGACCGGCGTGACCTGGAGCAAGATCGACAATGTGCTGCTCGCCTCGGGCAACTATGCCGGGGCTGACCTCTGGCTCGGCGTGATCGGCGCCGGAGCCCAGTCGAAGATGACGATCTCCACCGGCGGCAATACGTTCCATCACTGTGTCGCCGAGTTCACAGGCTTCACCGGAACGATCGTCTCGCACGGCTCTGGCAGTCATGCCGGCGGAGCGTCGCTCGTGCTCGGACCGATCACCAGCACGGCAGGACAACTCGTTGTGGCGTCGTTCTGCAACCGGGGCATGAGCTACATGCCCGCCGGCATCTACGGCGGCTTGACGGGATTGGCCGTGACGAGCA